ACCAGCTGGTGTGTTAGCACCAATAACTGGATTGAAAACAGCACCCATACCAGCTGTAGTTGCGTTAGCGTAAGCGTTTTCGTTGATTGAGTGAAACTCAGCATATTCTGACATCCATTCTACTCTATCACCAGCGACACCCATGTTTTCCAAAACTGGAGACCACTTCTTAACCGCTTTTATTTTGTCTATTCTAATATTTGACATATTTTTATTTTTAATTTTTTATCTACCTTTTTGTAGATTATAGATTTTTGAATCTTTCCATGATTGCTGTTAATTCTTTTTCAGATATTTTATCTTCTTGAATTAAGCTTTCGTGTGAAACTAATTTCTTAGTAACTGATTCATTTTTTTTGATATTTCTAGTCATCCAGAAATGTTCAACTTGTGATTCTGTTGTCATTACTTCTGAAGGATAAAGTCTAGCTTGTGATAAGATAGATTTTCTAGCATTCTCATTTAATTGGTTCCAGATTGGCTTGATGTTTTCAGGCATCAATCTGATTACTCTTTCTTCAAGAGTTTCATTCTTTGTGCTCAAAGCCTCAGATAATAATCTTAACACATCTTGTTGTGTAAAGAAACTTTTTTCGTTTATGTAAAGTGTAACAGTTTCTTGTTCTTCATTTGTTAATGAATAGAAACTATCAACCTGAGATTTGTTTAAGAATTTTAAAAAGTGTAGATCGGATGTTTCAACAGCTTTACGTTTTTTAGCTTCTTCGATCAATTTATCAATAGATTTAGATAATTCTGTGTCTGATTTACCCTCATATTCTGGAGAGTATTCTTCTTCTTCTTTAGGCTCATCACCATAGTTTTCTGATTCTTCTGATTCTTCTGAATTATAATTTTCTGATTCTTCTGATTCTTCTGATTCATAATTTTCTAATTTTGGAGTTTCTGATGCATCAGGTGCTTCAGATGCGTCATTCCAATTTTCTTCTTCGTTAGGTTCTTCCTCTTCTTCGTAAGATTTAAATCCAACATCATTAAGTGTAGGAAGATTTTCACCTTCTTCTTCGTTACTTTCAAATAGTTTTTTACTACCATTTAATTTTTCAACGATTAGACCTTGGTAAGAAATTGACTTGTCTAAGTTTTCAGCAACATATTCTGAGTAAGCGATGTTATCATCAAGATTTTCAGCGATATATTCTGAGTAAGCGATATTTCCTTCAACATGCTCAGCTAAATATTCTGAGTAAGCGATTGAATTATCAAGGTGTTCTGCCAAATATTCTGAATAAGAAATATTCTTATCAAGATTTTCAGCGATGTATTCAGCATATGCAATGTTCTTATCAAGATTTTCTGCGATATATTCTGAATACGCAATGTTCTTATCAAGATTTTCTGCTAAGTATTCAGAATAAGAAATGTTTTTATCTAAGTTTTCAGCGATATATTCAGAATAAGAAATGTTTTTATCTAAGTTTTCTGCAATATATTCTGAGTACTCAATGTTTTTATCAAGGTTCTCAGCTACATATTCAGTATAGTTAATTGCCTTTTCAAGATTTTCTGCCAAATAATCATTATGTTTGATTAGTTTTTCAGCAGTTGTTTTAAGTGAAGTATTTTCATTCACCATTACTTGTACTTTTTCTGCCAAGTAATCCAAATATTTAACTATTTGAGAATTAGTTTCATTTAAATTCTCATAGTATTCTAGTAATTGTTCCAATTTTTTTGGATTAAGATTACCTTTAGTAATTGCACTTCGAACTTCTTTCTTTGTAGAAGCCAACTCATTAACAAGATATTTAGAATATTCAGTTAATTGTGTTTTTGTCACCAGATCATTAGTGTTCATATTGAATAAATCATTTATTTTTGACTCATCGGACATTTCATATATCCTAAAGTTAGATTTTGGGTCTTTGTAGCCTAATGACTCATTAAGAATTTTAACACTCATTCTTGCAGATGCAAAACCTGGATCTGCTACAATATCATATGTGAATAATTTCTTTAATGTAACTGTACCATCAGATTCTGTAATACCAGCAGCACGTGAAGAAACGAAAATTGGACAACCATCATTTACTAATGCTTTGGCTTCCTTACCCCAATGTGTGCTAAGTAATCTAATCTCACCCTCGACTCTGTTATTTTCTTTAATGTAGTTTGCTTTTGTAATTATATGTGATGCTCTTGATAACGAAGTATCAAAAACATCCGGATGGTCGAACTCTCCATAGACTACGCCCATGTTTTGGATTCGCTCATTCATTTCTTGTAAACAAGGAAGAAATCTATCAGCAGTATATACTCTTTCGTTACGATTTTTAATATCGAACTCTGTGAATACACCACCTAAGATATGCTGATCCTTATTAATCGAACTCTCTGATATGCTCAGGGAATTAGTTGAATTTTCAACAATAAGAACTGATTTCATGAAATTTACTTTTTATTTTAGTTATATATCAACTTAAAAAACCAAAAAAAATTAAAGGTGGATTTTTTACATAACATAAATATCTCAATGAAATTAAATCTTCACAGAAGCATGAAAAATTAGATATATAAATAAAAATTACCGGTTTTTTATGATTATCACTAGAGAAATTAAAATTAAAATAATTGAATCTAATTTTCCATATTTTGAAAATTTAGGGTATGATATCTCTATTGGTGATGAATTAATAATCCCAACCGAATTATTATCAAAAGGATCACATCACAAAATAGAATGTGAGTGTGATGGATGTGGCATAAAAAAAGAAGTAATCTATAAAAACTATATAAAGTATGGTAATACTTGGGGAATATACTATTGTAGAAAATGTTCAGAATCTAAAAGAAAAGAAACACTTAAAAATAATTATGGATGTGAGTATCCAATTCAAAATAATAAAATTTTCAAAAAAATGAAACAAACTATCTCTGAAAAGAAAAAAGTATATGATAGTTGATGTTAAATTAGAAAATTTTCACAATCTTGAATGTTTTAGAAATATTCTAGAAAAATATAGAGATTATAAATCATTTTATAGAGAATTAAAAATAAATTCCTTATTAGGTAATAAATCACAATTTGATATTGATGATATTAATCCTCCTTTAGTATGTGGATTTGAAAATGATACTTCAAGTTTTAGAGTTTTTAGCTTAAAAGATTCTGCATTTTTTGTCAACTCAATGTCCTTTGTAGTAGACAAAGATATCAATGTAATTAAAATATCATTAGATATTAAAATATTAGAAACTCCAAAAGGTAAAATACTATTAGACCTACTTGAAATAGGACATACAATAGATTTTAGAGTTGTTATACTAAACTATATGGATTATTATGAAATAACGGGATTTCAAGCTTGTAGTAAAGATAAACTAGCCGCTTAGAACTCAAATTCCCCTCCACCAGCTTCTCCACCAGCCTCAGGAGCAGGAGTCTCAGGAGCAGGAGTCTCAGGAGCTGCTTGAGCACCAGCTTCTCCACCCACATCACCACCTTCTGCACCACCAGCTTCTCCACCAGCCTCACCACCAGCTTCACCAGGAGTTGCCTCAGATGAGCCACCACCAGCAGCACTATCTTTTACCCAATATCTCTTGTTCTCTTCTTTTTCCTCAGCAGAAAGTTTTAAAACATGGTCCATTAAATATTCAATATGGAAATATGGAGTACCATCTGCCTTTTGGATACCAGTATAAGATCCTAAAACTTCTATCTTCTTAGACATATTACCAAGTTTTTTCCATTCTTCAAAAAGTTGATTTGATATAAAATCAATATCAATTTGATTTAATGCTATCTCATCATCCTTTAATTCAGGAAATTCAACCAACATTTGAAGTTTTAATGGTTTAACTAATAATTCTTTAAAATTAGATCGTATTCTATTTACAAAATTAGAAAATTTAGCCTCATCTCTTGTCATCTCAGCAGCATCTGTAAAAACATTACCACCACCATTATCACCTTCAAATCTCTGAACTGGAATTTTAGAAGCTCTTTTTAAAATATTATAAAACCATTTCAAAATCTCATCCTCATTCAAATTATGCCCTTGTGGTGACATCAATTCCATATTAGGACTACCGGCATCTCCTTCTGGAAACCAAATTTGTTTATTATAAGGTAAATGTTTTGTACCATTTATCTGTAATGTTCCTAAAGAGTCATCCCATTCAACTTCTTCTGAATAATCACTGATCAATTGACCAATTTGTTCTTCAGCTTTCTGTCTTGAAAGACCTTTAACCGGAATGGTAAATTTTTGATAAACAGTTGCATTTATAATATTGAACATAATTTTCGTTTGTTCAATAATTTTCATCTGATTATATGGTTTAATTAATCCCTCAACATAAGATGTCTCTGAATAATCATTCTGTGTTGAATATGAAATAAAAATTAACTGAGAATCCAAAAAGATTCTTCTTAATTGTGGATCCTCTGGATATTGAATCCAAAGGTGACCAATAGATGGTTCAAAAGCAGGAACTAAAGTTTCTGGTCTTAATCTATTAAAATGTATAATGTTTTTCTTTTTATCATCCCAAACTATCTCCATCGCAACATATCCATCAATTAGGAAATCTTTCATCAAATTCCAAGCTGAAACAGAATCCGAAAATCCATATCTATTATAGATTTTTTCAAAATATTCTTGATACTTATCTCTAATATCTTGTGAATAATCGGTGGAAATATTTTTTGGTTTACAAAAATCTTTATCAGAATAAATTATGGCCTCATCACAAACACTAGAAACAAAGTCTCTAATTTCATCCTTAATAGAATACTCTCTCAATATTCTTCTTTTATCGGAATAAGATCTATCTAAGTAAGGTATTGATTTTCTATTTAAAACTGATGCAACTGCTCTTCTACTAAAGAAGTCATACATAGAATTTCCTTGTTGAGAATATGGATCTTCATTTATACCAACACCAACTTGGTTTCTCATGATCATATCGTCATAATTCATTCCCCATGATGATAGATTTCTAAGTATTCTGCTAAAAAGACCTCTATTCTCAACAGCACTATTCATTGATTGAATATTACCATTTTGATTTAAAGGATTATAAGTTGCTGCCATTAAATTTTTAAAAATTTTGAGGTATATATTAAATATACCTGTTCCCTAAATTATCTATAAATAGATGAACCACTTCTAGGAAGTTTATCGAAAGGGTATTTTTCTAATAATTGTTTTAAATCATTTTTAAAATTATCAAATCCTTCCTTACCTTGTTCAGAAAAAATTAAAGATTGAATAACCATATGTGTTAACTCTTGGCGTTCTTCTATATTTTTATCCATTTGATTTTTTTGATCATTATCAGATGATAATTTAGATAAATGTTTACCTGAAAGTTCTTGTCTTCTTTTCTCTATATCTTCAAGACGAGATTTTTCCATCTGATCTCTCAAATTAGCCTGTTGTGCTAATAAATCTCTATAATCAAGATCTTCAAACTTTTTTAAATGCTTCATATTTATTAGATAGTTTTAATTATATATTAAATAAAGAATTCACTATTTCTATTTGTTTTTAAATTTATTAAAGCTGGATTGTAACCTCTGAATATGTCCAAAAAGAGCATCGTATTTATCATTTATAAGAGATTCTGCTTCATAAAAGTCCATAAGGTTCGATGTTATTAACTCTTGGTGTCTTTTTTCTCTAGTCTTCAATTTAGTAGTCCAAATTTCCATCAACTTTTTTGGATCATATTTATTTTTAGGATGTGATGAGTATAAAAATCTTGGTAATAGTTCTAAATTTATTTTATGTACTAAACTAATTTGAATAGCATTATATTCGACTAAAGAATATTCAAATCCATATTTAAGAAGCTCAGTATAAATACCTTTAAAATCAACTTCTAATTTTGAATCATTTTCAAACATTTTTTCACTGATAAACTTATCAAAAATTCTACCTCTGATCTCAATAGGTATAAAATTAAAATTCAAAGACATAACAATTTTCATATCCTTTAGTTGTTTGGTCTCAACTGTGAATATTGGTGAATATTTCATCCAATTAGATGGATCATGGTAATGTAGAAAATAAAAATTACCAACCGAAATATCAGAAATAGAAATCGCTTCACACATATCATCACTTTTTGAGTATTTTTCATACATAAATAAAGTATTGTTTTTATAAAAATCAACTATATCTGTTCCAAAAACCTTTTGATTTAGGTCTATTCTTTCTTGCAAAGCTCCCATATAAGATATATATTAGTATGTTAAACAGTGCACCTAAAAATAAAAATTATCATCAGGGTAATTTTATACCAAAGAACAAAGACAAAGTATTAAAATTAAATTCACAAGGTGGAATCTATTATAGAAGTTCTTGGGAATTAAAAATAATGACTTGGTTAGATTTAAGTGAAAAAGTAGTAAAATGGGGAGCCGAATGTATAACAATACCTTATCAAATGACACACTTTGATAATGGTGATGTGAGGGTTAAAAGTCACAATTACTATCCAGATTTTTATTATGAAGTAATAGGAAATGATGGGATAAATAAAAAAGTTATTGCAGAAGTAAAGCCTAAAAAAGAATTCGATATGGTAGTATCATTACAAGAAAAAAGATTGGAAGTTCCAAAGTCATCAGCAACTGTCAAAAAATTAAAAAACTTTGAATATGATTTAAAAATGGCTCAAAAAAATAGAGATAAATGGAATACAATGATTAAATATTGTGACAAAAAAGGTTGGGATTTTATCGTAATTACCGAAGACCATCTAAAAAGATTCAACTTATAATAGTTATAAATAAAATCATTAACTTTAAAATAATATAAGTCATATCCTGTTTATCTTTAAATGGATTTAAAAATAACCATCTAAAAATAACCAGCAATATCAATAATAATGATATCTTTATCTCATAAAACATCATTATTACTATCCAAATTAGGTATAAAATATCAGTAAAATAATAAATTATATCCAAAAAAATACTTGATTTCGATTTATAAATCCGACTAACCGTCTTTAACAAAAGCCGATTACGATTAAATAGGTAATATAATGTGGATAGAATAAATAATATACTAAAAAACTTCATTTGGTTTAAAGATAATCTCCTCCATCGAGATCAAATTATTTTTTTCAGACTCGAACAATCTTAAAGAACCAGATTGTTTTAGTTTATCATATAATTTATCAGATATAAAACATTCCATTGCATCTCCAATTATTCTATCATATTCTTTGGGAACATCATCACCTCTATTTTTATAGATATTTTCTATAAAAATATTCAATTCCTCTTTGGTTGAGTGTATTGAACACCCATCAGGTCGGATTCCCCATCCTCTTTCAGATTCTTCCCAAAATTGAAAAATACATTTATTCATAGATTCTTATTTAAAAAGTCATTATAAGCTAATTTTATACCCTCTTGTAAAGATGTTTTGTGCTTCCATCCTAAATCATGTAGTTTAGAAACATCCAAAAGTTTACGAAGAGTTCCATCTGGTTGTGTTGTATCAAAAATGATATCACACTTCTTTCCAATTGTTTCCATTATTAAATAAGAAATATCTCGTATAGAAATATCTTCACCAGTTCCAATATTAACTATATCAGATTCATCATAATTATTCATTAGAAAAATACAAGCATCTGCTAAATCATCAACATATAAAAATTCTCTTTTTGGATTACCAGAACCCCAAACAACAACATCTGTATTGTTAATCTTTGCTTCATGAAACTTCCTTATCAAAGCGGGAAAAACATGAGATGTAATCAAATCATAATTATCATTTGGACCATAAAGGTTAGTAGGCATTACAGAAATAAAATTAGTACCATATTGTTGATTAAAACTCTGACACATTTTAATTCCAGCAATTTTTGCAATAGAGTAAGCATCATTAGTTGGTTCTAAATATCCACTCAATAAATATTCTTCTTTAATTGGTTGTGGTGATAATTTTGGATAAATACAAGAGGAACCTAAAAATAAAAGTTTCTTAACACCAGACTCATATGAACTTTGAATTATATTTGTTTGAATCATTAAATTTTGATAAATAAAATCTGCTTTAAAATCATTATTAGACTTTATTCCACCAACTTTTGCGGCGGCTAGAAAAACATATTCTGGCTTTTCATTTTCAAAGAAATATTTAACCTGATTTTGATTGGTTAAATCTAACTGTGATCTACTTCTAGTAATAATATTATTATAACCAGAGTCTATTAAATTTCTAACGATTGCTGAACCAACCATTCCATTATGACCGGCCACATATATTTTAGAATCTTTTTTCACTTTCTAAATGTTTTTTTGATATTTCCTCAAAGTCTGAATAAACCATCTCTTTACATAGATCTTCAACACTATATTTAGGAATCCACCCTAATATTGTTTTAGCTTTAGTAGAATCTCCAATTAACAAATCAACTTCAGTTGGTCTGAAATATTTCTCATCAACTTCAACTAAAATATTCCCAGTCTTTGAATCGATTCCTTTCTCATCAGCTCCAACTCCTTCCCAAATAATATCAATATCTAAAACTTTAAAAGCCATTGTAGTAAAATCTCTTACAGATATTTTTTTACCAGTAGATAAAACATAATCATCTGGTTTATCATGTTGCATCATAAGCCACATACCTCGAATATAGTCTTTTGCATGTCCCCAATCTCTTTCTGCCGAAAGATTACCTAAAAATAACTTTTCCTGTTGTCCTAATTTAATTTTACAAACTGCTTGTGTTATCTTTCTAGTAACAAAAGTCTCACCTCTCAATGGAGATTCATGATTAAACAATATACCACTACATGCAAATATACCATAGGATTCTCTATAATTAACAGTTATCCAATGTGAATATAGTTTAGCAACACCATAGGGACTTCTAGGATAAAAAGGAGTAGTTTCTTTTTGTGGAACTTCTTGAACAAGACCAAACATTTCAGATGTTGATGCTTGATAAAATTTAGTCTTTTTTTCTAATCCTAGTATTCTTATAGCCTCTAATATTCTAAGTGTTCCTATTCCATCAGCATTTGCAGTATATTCTGGAGTTTCAAATGAAACTTTAACATGAGATTGAGCAGCCAAGTTATAAATTTCATCAGGCTGTACTTCCTGTATGATTCTAATTAAATTAGTAGAATCTGTTAAATCACCATAATGTAAGTGAAAACTATTATTTTCTCTAGTAGATTCATATAAATTATCTATTCTAGATGTATTAAATGAAGAACTTCTTCTTTTTATTCCGTGTACAATATAATCTTTATTTAATAAAAATTCTGCTAAATAAGCACCATCTTGTCCGGTAATACCAGTTATTAAAGCTATTTTCTTTTTCATATCTTTTATATGAAATAATTAAACATTGTTTTTTTTTGAAAAAAATCATTTATATATACATAAAAATTAAAACAAAATGACATACACAAAAGAACAAATTGAAAAAGCTGTTAAATCGAAAGGATATGTTTGGTTTGAAGACACTGGAAATAAAGGTTATGATGTTAATATAGTAGGAATTAGAAACTCAAATACTGGTCAAAATGTAACTAATGTATTTGATGATTTATTAACTGTTTCATATAAAGAAAATGGACAATGGATGACTAAAAGTTGGTCAGCGACAACTGATCCTGGTAAAAAAGGAGTTATGCAATATCACAATTCAGCAGGAGTTGCAAGACTAGTAGAAGGTCAATATCGTGGATCACATCAATTAGGATTACATCAGGGTAAATATGAAGCTTTAAGACAAAAAGATAATGTTAAAGTTTATCGTGATGCTAACAAGGATCTGAAATATGATGAAAATAAAATACAAGAAGGTGTTTTTGGTATAAATATACACAAAGCAGGTGCAGATTCAATAGAAGTATCCAACTGGAGTGAGGGATGTCAAGTATTTAAAAAAGCTGCTGACTTTGAGGCATTTATGGTAATTTGTCGTAAAGCTGCCAAGATTCATGGCAATTCATTTACTTACACGTTAATAGAAAGTAGTGATATAGTATGATAGAAGAAATCAAGAATTTTCCAAATTTATCTGGAATCTATCTGATAAAATCACCAACGGGTCTTATTTATATCGGAGAGGCCAAAAATTTAAGAAGTAGATGTGGTGCTTATATAAATCCTAATTCTGTAAAAAATCAGAGAGCTATTTATAATTCTTTGATGAAACATGGAGTTGAGTCACATAACATAGAAATTTTGGAATTCTGTGAAGAAGATAAACTTCTCGAAAGAGAAAGATATTACCAAGAATTTTATGACAGTGTAAATAATGGTTTGAATTGTTTTTTTACTGGAACAAACGATATGAAGAAAAAATGGAGTGATGAAACTAAAAAAATTATGTCTGAAAAAAGTAAAGGTGAAAAAAATCATTTTTTTGGAAAAAAACATACAAAAGAATCATTGTTGAAAATAAGTGAGTGTTCGAGTGGTAAAAACAATCCAAATTATGGTGGTAAACTTCACAATGAAGAGTATCTAAGAAAGCAAATCGAATCTAACAGTAAAAAGCCAATTAAATCAACTGATATATTTACGGGTGAGGTAGTTTATTTTAGGAATTCAAAGGATTGTGCGAAGTTTTATGATTGTGGCACATCATCTGTAAGAATGAGTAAAAATTCTTATCTATTGAAGAAAAGATATAGAATAGAGGATGAACAATCGAACGATATTGTTTAAAAATCAAGAGATATTCATGGAAACTCTTTCACATACACACTAATTGAAACAAAGGACATAGTTTAATTATAAACTATGTAACCCTTGTCCATCATTAGACCCTTCAATGGAGATAACTTT